CCAGACGTAATTCAAGCTGGTATTGACATTATTATTAGCCTTATCGATGGGTTAGCTCAGGGTATAGAAGATAATGCTCCTCGTATCAGAGAAGCGTTTATTCATTTGTTTGAAGCATTATTAGAAGCGGTATTGGTATTCCTAGGCATTAAATCACCTTCTACAGTGTTTGCCGATATTGGTACGAATATTATTGAGGGTCTTATTAATGGCATAAAGGATTCGGGAGATAGAGTTGTTTCAGCTGTGAAAGGAGTTGTTTCTGATGCTATTTCCGCAGCTAAGAATCTGTTAGGAATCCATTCACCTTCTAAGGTATTTGCTGATATTGGTAGATACTCCGATGAAGGTTTTATTCAAGGTTTAAAAAGCTACTCTTCGAAAGTTGCAGACGCATCTGAGGATGTTGGTAAAAGTGCTATAAATGGAATATCTAGAGTTATTTCAGGAATAACAGATATTTTGAACTCTGATATGGATATGGAGCCAACTATTCGTCCCGTCTTAGATCTTACGGATGTTCAGGCTGGTAAGAAGAGTTTATATAACATGTTTAGCGATGGTCTAAACGTGACTGGCACGAACAGACTTGTCTCTTCGATATCGAATGAGGTAAAATCAGACTCGTCTACCTTAGGATCCTTAATCGACGCTCTTTCTAACAAAACAAAGGCAGAAAATCAAAATGTTCTTTCTTTCGAAGGAATGTTTAAAGGAGCCGAGTTTAATGTTCGTAGCGATAGCGATATAACAAAAATCGCAAAACAAGTATCACAAGAAATATTTAAGCTTAATCAAAACGTTTCTCGTGGAAGGGGGTTAGCTATTATATGATTGGAATAACTTTTCGGAATATTCACTCCTCAACTTTCAAAATAGGAGTAAAAAGTGTAAATCGTAGCGTTCTCCCTAGTCTACGGAAAAACGAGTTTACTATTCCGGGTCGTCACGGGACGATAGATTACGGTTTGAATACGTACGAAAAACGTAACATTCCTGTAAAAATAAGCGTGGCGGAGAGTGTAACATTTGAGGAACTTCGTGACATGGTTAGAGATATTGCTAAATGGCTTAGTGGAAAAGGCTTATTAATCTTTGATGACGAGCCAGACAAGGCGTATCAAGCTAGTGTCTATGAGCCTGTTGATGCGGATCAACTTCTTGAATGTCTACCTTATGAGGCGTTTACGGTGAATTTTGAATGTCAACCATTTGCGGAATCGTTAGAGTATCGGGGTGTAAATACTCCTCATATTACCACACAAACCAAAGAGATTAGTCTCACCGTCAATGGAACCGTTGAAACAGGTTGCATCATCACAATAAAAAACACAGGCTCAACAAACGTTAGTGGAATATCATTACGTAGAAAGGCGGCGATATAAATGTCACAGGCAAGTAACTATTTAGAGGAAGCCATCCTTAATTATTTTTTTCGCAATCAAACTGTAGCTCAACCCACTACCCTTTATTTGGCCCTTTATATCAACGATCCAACCGACGCTGATACTGGAACCGAAGTTTCTGGTGGTGGTTACAGTCGTAAACAGGTTACCTTTGGAACACCGGTCCAAACTGGTGGCAAAGCCGTCATCTCGAATAACTCAAAGATTGAATTTGATATTGCTACCACTGACTGGGGTAGTGTATCTCATTGGGGTATACGGACGGCGGCTTCCGGAGGAAATTTGCTGTGTAGAGGTAGCTTCAGTCGCGTTGAGAACGTACAAAGCGGTAACCGATTGACTATCGAGATTGGTAATCTTCAGATCAGTATGGAATAGGAGTGGTTGTTATGAATAGACAACCCTTTAACCGCTCCGGGTTTAATCGAACAACCAAATCCAACACGGGAATTAGCGGAATCTCTCTTCTAAAAATGAGCGGTTCCGCGGTTCCTAATCGGGATATCAGTGCGTTAGCCACGAAGTCAGCCCTTATCTTAAACGATTCGGCCAACGCAACAAATGTCAAAGCGAAAACTGGTTTAGCCGCTTTAGTTTTACGAGGGACCGGAAACGGTACTCTAAAACTTGATGCTGGTACTGGACTAGCCAAGATGATAATGGCGACCTCTGCGGACACGATTGTTCAAGGAGAAGCTGTTATAAATCTACGGGACGATCAGACTAACACATGGTTAATTTTGGCTCCGGGGGACGAATTAATTATCAATACTGATGAGATGACCGTCACGGTAAACGGTCAAAATGGAATGCGTTATTTCAGTATGGATAGTGATTTCTTCAAACTCCTCAGTGGCGAAAACAAAATCGTGTACAGCGATGGTTCCAGCAGTAGAGATGTTCTCGTCGATATTATATGGAAGGATAGGTGGTTGTAATGGGTGCTGTTGACAACACAATTCGAGTTTATGACAGCAATATGCGAAAGCTCGCATATCTCGAAAATGCTTATAACATCGGTTACACTCTTAAACTTAATGAGTTATGGACTGCCCAATTCACCCTTCCAGCGACAGACAAAAAGAATATCTACTGTCAGCCATTCAATTATGTTGAGATCTTCGATGGTGGCGAGCGGATAGAACTTTTCCGTATTATGCCATCAACGCTCACGCGAAACTCAGAAGGAAATATCGTTTATCAATGTGAACACGTCTTAGCTACGTTGATGGACGATGTGTTATTTCAATATCATCAAATCGGCAATATTGGTGTTGGGACAGCCTCCGTTCTTAGATATATCCTCGATCATCAATTAACAAAAAGGTGGCAGTTAAGAAATTGCGATTTTTATCGTCAATTTGAATATAAATGGGAAAACGAGAATTTGTTATCCGCTTTATTCAGCGTACCACAACCATTTAATGAGGGTTATCGGTGGGAATTTGACACGACTAGGACTCCATGGCAACTCGATCTGAAACGTCTTCCAACTCAATTCGTGGCAGATATCGTTTATAAGAAGAATATGTTAGAGATAAAAAAAGAGGTCGATCCTTCAACAATCGTAACTAGACTTTATTGTCTCGGTTATGGGGAAGGTGATAATCAACTTAATATCTGCTCTGTCAATGGCGGTATACCTTATTTGGAGGCTAATACTGCTACGTACGGAATCAAATCAAGTATTTTAGTAGATCGTCGATTTGAGAACGCTGAAACGTTAAAGGCGTATGGACAGTCGATCCTCGACGAGCTTAAAAACCCCTTTAAATCGTATAGCGTAAGAGCTATTGATTTACACAGGAAGAGTCCTTCAAAATACGAACGATATTTTCCAGGGGACATAGTCCGTGTCATCGATAAGGAAGACAATATCATCGAGGATCTTCCGATCGTGTCCGTTTCAAAGAGTGATATCACTGGTGCTCCTGGAGATATCGAAGTAGAGATTGCGAAGAGGACCCGTGACATTGCAAGCAGTATCTCCTCATTGCAAGATCGTACTCGTATAAATGAGGTCTATGCTCAAGGCGCTACAAATCAAATGATTGTACCTTTTGCTGATAATGCCGATCCATCTAATCCTGCTGTAATGAGAATTTATATCCCCGACACGATGGTCCGAATTAATAGGTTAGTGCTAAACTACCAACTGGAACCTTTTAGGGCCTATAGTAAGGCTATAGAAGGCGGTGGCGCAAGTGTCCAGTCAACCAGCTCCGGCGGTGGCAGTTCCCAGTCCACAAGCGCGGGAGGAGGTAGTTATGACAGCACGGGGAGCGGAGGCGGTGGCTATCGCACAACTGATACAGACGACAGTAGAAACATATGGGATATAGGCGGACCTTATTCAATCCCCGATGTAATGAGTCTTGTGGATGGTCATTCTCATGGAATAGTTCCTCACCGGCACCCACATAGCCATAGTGTAAATATCCCAAGTCATAGTCATACTTTTAATATTCCTAATCACACACACAGTGTGAATATACCTAATCATACACACAGTATCTCTATACCTAATCACACGCATGAATTGCAATTTGGGATATATCAAGGAACTACAGCCGACCAAGTGACCGTAAAGGTAGATGGGAAAGCTATGCCGCCTGTGCAACCTGGACAGGATATCGATATTATTCCTTACCTCAGCGTCGATGCCGGAGGAAAAGTGCAGCGCAATACTTGGCACGAAGTTGAAATTATACCCAACCGGATGACCCGGGTGGTAGCCAATA